TTGGGAAGTGGAAGAGGCCCGGGCGTCGACCCTTTTGACTAGCGCGTGCAGCGCGTGAAGGGCATCTAGTTCCTGCCTCCGGGTCTTCTGAATCCCGTTGGTGTACTTGGCCGCCCTTTTGATCACGGCCCACTCTTCGCTAGTCAACTCCATAGAAACCCTCAAACTCGTCCATTGGGGAAAAGAAAGCAGCACGGGCCTCCCCTGTCCCGAGGGAGGCCCTCAAAGGCCGCTGACCCGACGAAGAGACGTCATGCTCTGTGGGTCTACTCCCAAGGAAGACTGGTCCTCTCAAGGAAGCATGTCCCCATTTTAGCGCACCCCAAGCCTTTTGTCAAGACCTCCGCAACCGATATACCTGTTTTGTAGATGGCAACCGACGCGCTTCTAGAGTCGGGTTCTCCGTGGTGGGCTGAAAAGACCAAGACGAAGGCCCTGTCCCCACTTCTGGCTATCTATAAGTACTTTGTGTCGGAAGACGCCCCGCGTCTTCAGGCGTACAATGCTTATTCGAGGATCTACCTGAACAGAGACATCGCCAACAGCGACTACCTGGCAAACTACTCCGCCGCGTGGAACGTGGAGGATAACGCATACTCCCGCGTGCCTGTCAATGTTGCGAAGGTCATGGTGGATAGCGCGCACGCGAAGGTGACGCGCCAGAACCCTCGCCCGGTGTTTGTCACGCACGCTGGGAACCACACCCTGGAGAAGAAGGCTCGGCAGATGCAGAACTGGGTCGAGTTCTGCGAGCACCTGGGAGACGTCCGCCCAATCAAGCGCTCCGCCGCACTGGACGGGTTCATCTACGGCACCGGCCTTGTGAAGACAGCGGCGCACCCCGTAGTCGACGAAGTAGAGAACACCCGAATCCACCCAGCCGACGTGTTTATCGATCCCGTGGAGGCCGCCAGCAACGGTAGGCCCTCGCACCTTTACCAGCGCGCGTTCGTCAGCCGAAGCCGTCTCGCCGCAATGTACCAGAAGCACAAGGAAGCCATCCGTACTGCTGGTCGCATTTCCGAAGACCCCTACGTCTGGCACCGCCAGCGGCACACGCTCGCAAACATGGTCGAGGTTATTGAGGCGTGGAGGCTACCATCGTTCGAGGGGGCGGGAGACGGGAAGCACGCGATCGCGATCGATGGCGCGCTGCTTGAACTCGAAGACTATGAGGACTGCACCTTTCCCTTCTCTGTGTACCGCTGGAAGGAAGACCCGACAGTTGGATTCTGGGGAATCAGCCTCATCGAAGAGCTGCTTGGCTTGCACTTTGACTTCAACCACACGATTCGAAATATCGAAGAGTGTATTGACAGTATGCCTACACCGTTCATTCTTATCCCGGAGGGCGGAAACGTCTCGGAGGGTAAGCTCGGGAACGTAAACGGTATCGTCATCAACTACGCCGACCAGCGGCCAACATTCGAGCTGCCCCCGAGTGTTCCCGCGGACGTCGTCGCCTATGCGTCAACAATCTGGGAGAAGGCTTTGCAAGTCTCCCGGCTTCTCAGCCTTTCGATGCCGGAGAGCACGGGGGGTCAGTTCGAGACTGGGCAGGCCGTTCGGGATTACAACGATATCCAGGCAACGGAACTCGCACCGCAATATGAGGAGTTCGAGCGCTTCAACGTAAAGATTTACGAGGCGCAGGTTAGGGCTGGTCGAAAGATCTACAAGCGCAATCCGGCATTCACGGTCGTGATGCGCAAGGACAAGTATACCATCGAAGGTATTGACTGGAAGGAGATCGACGATCCACGCAAGGACTCGTTCGTGATTCAAGTCTTCCCGGCCTCCTCCCTGTCACAAACCCCAGCGGGAAAGAAGAGCGACGTTCTCGACTTCTTCAACGCGGGCTGGCTCGACAGCGGCGAAGCGATGGCCCTTCTCGACTTCCCCGATCTCGATCAGTACAAGTCTCTCAGGAACGCAGCTCGCGACAACGTGAAGCGCATTCTTGAGCAGATGCTTGACGAGGGAATCTACGAAGCTCCGGAGCCAACTCTAGACATTCGACTCAGTATGAAGATGACGCAGATGTTCATCAATCGAGCGCAAGCGATGCGTGTTCCCGAAGAGCGAATCAGCCTGCTGCGCCGCTTTATGCGCCAGCTCAAATCGCTGAACGATCAGGCGGAAGAAGCTACTCTCCTGCGGGCACAGGGCATGGGGTCCTTGCCAGCGGGCGGGCCACCCCCGGTAAGCCCGGATGGGTCGTCACCAACAGCGATTTAGGACAACCATGAGCGAACTAGCAGTACAAGCAGAACCAACCCCCGCGCCGGAGGCAGAAGCCGCACCGGTTAGCCGCGCAGAACAGGTCGAGGCCGCGTGGACGAAGGCGAACGAAGAGGGCGCAGCCGAAAAGGCAGAGCCGGAAGTCACCGCGAAGAGCCTGGAAGAGAAGCCGGAGCGACAAAGCGTTTCCGGATCGATCCGAGAGTTTATCCGCTCGCACCAGCCGAAGGTAGCAGAACCTACCGGCCTTGAGGCAGAGGTGCAGCAGCTACGTGCCGCGCTAGACCAGATTGCGTCGCGCGGGAAAGAGGAACCACAACTTTCGAAGGAAGAGGTTCTACTACAGAAGTTCGAAGAGCTGCAGGCCCAACAGGCGGAGCAGCTCGCACGAGAACAGGAAGCCAAACAGCAGGAGGCTTTCGAGCAGCAAGTTGCTGCACTACGCGCCGGAGCGCTTGAGAACATCAACGCCGTCGCAGAAACAGAATACCCCGGCCTCGCGGCCTTGGAACAGCAGGAGACTGTAGTCAACGCGCTATTCCAAAGGCTTGAAGAGGGCGTGGAAACTAGTGAAGACGAGATCGCGAGCGAAGTGGAGAATGGACTGCGTGAGATTTACCAAAAGCTACATTCAGTCTACAAAGACTCCATCCCTAGTGAAGCACCTAAGGCAGTGGGCGAACGCCAGATGACCCTTTCACCGGGCCTTTCCGGGGCCGACTCTGAACCAGACCTGTCAACGATGACGCGTCAGGAGAAGATCGACTACCTTTGGAATAAGTCCAAAAACTCGTAACAACCAACCTAAACAGGATATATAATGGCTTTTACTGCCACTACGTCCGCCAACTACGCAGACTTCCTGAAAGAGCTGTATCGAGGGTCGACTGTCGCTGACTTGTGCTACGACACGAACGCCGTCTTTGCTCTCATGAAGAAGAACCCGAATACTGGCGGGACCAAATACATCAAGCCCATCAAGTTCAGCTTCCCGAACGGTCGCGGTGCAGACTACGTGATTGCGCGTGGTAACACCTCAGCTCCGGATCGGACTCGCTGGGAGATGGACTGGACTAACCACTACGTCGTTGCTGGCGTAGACAACAAGGCGATTGAACTTGCTTCGGGCGCAGGCCGCGACGGTTCGTTCAAGGACCTGCTCGTGGACGAGGTCGACGGCGCGCATATGGCGTTTGCTAACGACATCGAAATCGAGCTTCACCAGGACGGCACGGGTACTCGTGGCGTCTGCACCAGCATTGTTGGCGGTGGCGACGGCTCCTTCGGTAGCCCCGCTGCGGGCCAGGTGCAGGTCGGTCTGGGACAGGCTGTCAACTTTGACGTTGGCATGTTCGTCGTGCATCTAAGCTCGGCGGACGCTCTCCTTGACGCTGGCGCTCCGGTGCAGGTCACTAAGGTGGACTATGCTAATGACCTAGTCACCCTCAGTGCTGACTTCACCACTGCGTTGGCCGCTGGTCAGAAGCTCGTTCTGCAGGGCGACCAGAATGCGAAGGCGAAGGGTCTGAAGGCATGGCTTCCTGGCTCCGGCGTCGGCGCAGCTCTGTTCAACGGCGTCGATCGATCTGTCAACCCCACTCGGCTTGCCGGTGTGGATGGCGTGATCGGTACGACTGGTAGCTTGCTCATTACTGACTCCATGGTGAACACGACCGCACAGATCATCCGACAGGGTGGTCGTCCGAACCTTGCTCTCATCAGCGCTGCCGACTGGGCAGACCTCGCTCTTGAGACTGAGGCTCGCGGTCGATACGCCAAGGTCAGTGCAACCAGCGGCACAGTGTCCTTCTCGGGCATCGAAGTCGCAACCGGAGCTGGCTCCGTCCCCGCTGTGGCAGACCGTCACACGGAAGACAACCAGGCGTACGTTCTTGACACGCGCAAGATCGAACTGTACTCCACCAACGCTCTCCCGTCGTTGTTCAACCGTGATGGTAGCTTCTACCACCGCGAGCTGACCGCCGACGAGTTGAGCATGTACCTCTACGGGTTCTACGGGCTTTCCATTCAGGAGCCTGGTAGCTGTTCGTGGATTCAACAGGTCTACTAGCATGACTTACCCCCCGGTTCGCCGGGGGGTTCCCCTATTTTTCGGATAGACATGGCAACCAATATCACGCTCACCGATTTGATCACGCACGTACGGGAACGCTCGAACATGGAGCGCTCGAAGTTCGTAACGGATGACGAGATCAAGCACTACATCAACGATGAGATCTTCGATCTCTACGCCAAGATGGTGAACGTGGACGACGGGAAGCTCTTTGCTACCGTGTCTCCGACTCTTGTGCAGGTGGGCAATAACGCCTACCAGCTACCTAGTGATTTTATGCGCGTCGTGGACGTCAACATCTACGCCTCTTCGCGCTGGGTTCCCGCCTACGAGGCCGACCCACAAGACTACCTTCGTCTTCAATCGCAGCAGTACGTCGGAGACTACGACGTGCAGTACTACCTACGGCTGAACCAAACGGCCGGAAGGTACGAGATCTTCCTCTTCCCGGCGAAGGACGTCGAGAACATTGGCGTGCGCTACATTCCCGAGGCACCTCGACTTACGCTTGGCTCGGACACCCTCAAGTGGCCAAGTAACTGGCACGAGCCTGTGGTCGTTGGTGCGGCCCTCAAGTGTCTTGAGAAGGAAGAGAGCGAATCCTCGCATTTGCACATTGCGAAAGACCGATCTGTAGCCCGCGTGCTAAAGGACGTTCGGGCACAGGCCGTGTCTGAAGTGAAAACGATTCGTCAGATTGCGGGGCGCAATCGCCGACGTCGTCGGTATCCGTATGGCGGCTACTAATGGCGGACTTCACTAAGCTCGGGTTCGACCGCCTTACTGGCAACATTGCTCGTGCGGTGAACCAGCCTACGGGAAGGCTTGTGACTGGCGACATTACGCGCGGTGATGTTGTGGAGGTGAACCTAAATATTGCATCGACCGGGAGCGCTTCCGTGAAGCCGAGACGCACTGGCGCTATTCTGATCGGGGCCTCGTTCACCGGAAACGGGGAGTACCGATGGGAAATCAATAGCACGGTCTTGACGGTGACTGCAAACGCGGACCTAACTGGCACCTTCACTTTTTGGGTCTTCTAATAATGGCACTCAAGAGAGCAACAAAGTCGGTACCACTCACTGGCGGAACTACGGAAGAGGCGCAGGACTTCGTACTTGAGCCCGCCGGGATGGCCTTTGTGAAAAACGGGCGCTACCCCGCTACCGACCGTTGCATCAAAGCGCGGAGCCTCAAAGAAGGTGTTGTAACTGGCTACTCTAACTTCACGAATGACCTATACGGTTCGTGGGGCTATGGGAATAAGCTAGCTCTTGTTGGGAACAACGAGGTGAGCTACTCGCGGGACGGCGGAGCTTCGTGGGAAGTGGAGACGCAGAAAACGGACCTTCTTGGGATCGAGCGAATCCTGACGACAGCGGAACAGGCTGGAGGTCACGCCTTTTCGTGGGCACCAGTCGGCAACTATACCGCCGGAACGCTCCCATCGTACGAAGTGTACGGATACGCCGTCGCGTTCGAGCGGATAACGCAAGTACACGATACGAACTCAAACACGCGTGACGTTGTTATTCAGGCTTACGACAGCGACGGTACGCTTCTTGAGGAACAGGTGCTTGCGAACTGCAA